CTAAAGTTAATCTTAATTAAAGGAGTTTTAATTTCATCAACTTGGAATAGTTGCATAGCATTACTTATATTGTTTTTAAGCCTTTCTAAAGCATTTTCACGAACTTTCTTTAAGTCTTTAAGTCTATCTATCTCAGCATTGATAATAGATATTTCATCATTAATGTCTTTAATTACAAAAGAATAATTAACAGATTTTACTTCTAATTCATGCTCAGCAATAGCTAAAGCCTGTTCTAACTCAGGTGTAAGTTCACCAGTTGTTAAAGCATCAGCGATTTGCTGATACTCTGTTTGGATTTGATACATTGATTTTTTCATGTTTATTTGGTTTTTAAGTTATTTTCTACTTCTAATTCTATTTCTATTGATTTTAACATTCCCTGCATTCTGCCAACCATTTTAGCCATTTGTAACATTGCTACTGCATTATTACTATAATCTAATTCTGACCATGCTAATTCAATCTCTTCTAATAATTGTTTGATGTCTTTGTTTGTTGTTGTCATAATTTAGTTGTTTTTAATTGCTATATCTATTAATTGTTTATACTTTGCATCAATAGTATATTTATCTAATGATGCTATTACTTGAGCCTTTTTACCCTCATTAATTGCCTTAATCATTGCTTCAAATAAGTCAGGAGTTAATGCAGGTTTGGATGGTTTGATAGTCATATTCGCATCGTCATCTTCAACTTCCAAAGATAAAAGTCCGGTCAAACAATACCTACGATAATAAGTAGTACACGACCCGAGTTGTTGTGGATTCAATCCTGTTGGCAAATCAATATAACTCGATGCTACTTCCTTACCTGATTCATCATAAAGAATGGTATAAACCTTACCATCTTTAATCGGTTGTAATAATACTAATCCAATCTCAGAAAGTATTGGTTTAACTTCTGATAAGATTTGTGTTAATGTAGCATAAGTGCTTTTAAAATGAGGATTTTTTCCATCCTTTTTAATTGCATTTACTTTCCTTTGGAACTCTAATAATTGTTTCATTTTTTATAAAATAAGATGCCCTCTATCCAATGTGCCAACCGCCAAGTAAAGCACAGAGAATAAAGGGCAAGATTTTAAATTAGTTTGATTCATGGCGGTTGAATGATACAAAATTAATAATTATTTTTAAAATGGCAAATCATTTATTTCATCAATTTTAACTTTAGCTATTGGATTGAATTTAGCAGACTGTTCCGCAAATTCATTATTAGCCGCAGCATTTGTAATTGCCCATGACCACATTTCTAAAGTATTAAAATACTTACCATTCCATTCCCTACCTTTAAGATTAAATGATACGTTTAACTCATTGCCTATTTGTAGGCCATTTAACTTATCGCATTTCTCCTGAGTAACTTGGAATGTTACATACTGAGGATATTTCGTTTCCTCGTCAATAGTTAATACTATTTCACGTTTCTTGAATTTATCGGAAACTGCTACAGTTTCACCGATGTGCTTTATTTTACCTATTATATTCATAATTTTTTATATCTGATTTTACTTGTTTCCAATATTTATATCTATCAGTACCCTCTAATTCTTTAAGTATTTCATCTAAACATATTATAATACATTCTTTAAAATACTCATTATTATCACATTCGAGAATGTATCTAAACTTATTTATCAAATAAATAGACTTCTCTTTTGCGGTTGTTACGTTTGCGGTATTCATTTATAAATTTAGTTATATTTTGTGATTCGTGAAATATTGCCCATTTTAAAGTAGTTCTATCAACATTGTTAATCATGCGATTATCTAACTCATTCCTGTAATTAACTAATGTTTCTATTTGCTCATTTGTTATTTCAATGATCATATTAGATGGCCACATAATACTATCTTCTGCTCTTTTTCCAGTTTTCATAAGATGTCGGTTTTTTAGGTTTGTTATTTATTATCATGTTAACCATGCAGCCAAGAGTTAATCCACCAAGTAAGCATAATAATATTAATAATAATAATTCAAATAATGCTTGTATCATTTGTGTTTGCCCTCCAATGCAATAATTAATAATTGTTCTGCTTTAACTTGAATAGCTACTTTATCTCTTGTAGCTTCTTTTTTTACTTTGGCAATCGTACTCTCAGTAAGTTGCCATGATATCGGTTTCTTTTTCATATTTATGTTTTAATCTTCGTTTTGAGCTTCATCAATGGCTTTAATTTCTTCGGCATAAGTTTCTTCAATCCAAGAATCAACGCTTTGTCCTTCTGGAATATCAAAGGCTTCTCTTGTGCCTTGTGTGGTTGCAGATAAGTAATGCTTTGCAATTTCTTCACCGTTGTAAGAAACTCTTGTGTAACCTGCTAATGCTTTTGTGATTGTGATACCTTTTGTCATGTTTTTTAATTTTTAATTGTTTTCGTTGTACAAATATATATATTTATATTTATATATTGTATATACCTAACTAATAATTTAACATTTTTTAACATTTAAGATATTTATATTTGTAAAATGAAATATATTATAGCAGTATTTATCTTAGTTATGGCTCAATTTATCTACCATAACAACCAACAAATACAACTAAAAAATGAGATAACACGATTAAAAATGGATAATGAATTGCTTTTAAAACAAGCTATTAGAGCAAAAGAAATACTAAAAGGTGATTCATTAAATACTTTATTATACTATTAATGGAGAAAATAAACAAGCTATTAGCTGAGCAATGTGATGCTATTAAAGAGCAGTTAATTCAAAAGAACATTGATTATAACAACTCCCTACAAAACCCTATTTCTATATTCCACAAAGGCAATAATATAGATGGTATATTAGCAAGGATTGATGACAAACTAAACAGGATTAAACAGGTAGGTATTACTGATAAAACAGAAGATACTTTAGGGGACTTAATCGGATATATTATTCACCTCCGGATAGCTTTACAACTTCAAAAAGATTCAAATAAGCATCACGATAATTCTTCTCAAATGTATCAATTTTGTTCGTAGCGAATACAAACGAGCCATCGTTTAAAAATACCTTAGTACATTCAATAGGAGTATTATCTTCTGTGAATAACACATAAGACCTGAAAGCAGTTATTCTAATTTCGTTTACATCAATAACAAATGTAAAAGTTACCCAATCATCAAATGGCTTTACAACTACACCCTCTTGGTCGAATGTAATAGTCTCATGTTTATCGTATATACGAAACTTAAAAATCAATATACTTTGCCTTTAATTACTTTTAAATTCTGCAGGTTATAATTACCTGTTTTAATATCTAATTCAACATAAGCAAAGCCTAAATTGTGTTTATTAATTGGCATATACAATGGATTTAATCCACATAAACAACCAACTGAGTTAACACTAATAACATTACCTGTCATTGTAGTTTCAGTATTAGTTGAGGTTTTATGGTAATGGCCTACAATAACATTGTCTAAAGTTTTTAAAAATGTACTTCGTGCCGGATTAACTCCACCTGCACCACCTGCTAACTCATGACCATGCAAAGCAGTTAATTTACCTATCTTAATCGGTCTCTTATCTTTAACAGTTTCAATCTTTAATTCGCCTAACTTTAATAAAACTTCTAACTGAAAATCTGATACATCAAACAATTCAGGAGCTTTAACATACAAATATTTCTCCCATCTCTCATCATGATTACCATGCTTAAAAACTATTTTAGCATTAGGAAACGCTTTGCGAAGTGATACTAAAAATTGCCTAACTGCATTAAATTCATCATTAACGGACCTCATTCTCCAATCTCTTTCATGTCGTGATATTGTTGCAAAGTCTATCAAATCACCATTTATTAAAATACAATTAGCTTTCTTATCTAATCCATAATTTAAGGCTGATTCAATAGATTTATTATCTTGGTATGGGAAATGTAAATCAGATATTATTAATATTTTAGATTGATTAATCTCATAAGAACTATAATCATTGGCATAGCTTTCAGGTAAGTTAAATGGATTTAATGGCTTTGCAGGTGTAAATAAAGATTTATCTTTAATGTTTTTACGTTTGTTATTTCCATTATTTCCGGTATAGGTCCTAACGAAAGTTCTTACTGCTTCAACATCTTTAAATACTTTTACATTCTCTTTATAGATTTTCTTTGCTAATGTTAGATTAGGAGTGCTTGGAAACCTTTTAATGTATTCAATTACTATTTCAGCACCTACTGTTTTTGGTCTCATTTATTGATGTATTTATCGATTTGACTTTGTTTATTTGCCGAACCGATACTACTACCAAAATAATAACCTACAACTCCCATTGATACGGTTGTTAGTGAGCCTATAATCCCACTTATTAAAACTTCTTTCTCTTTCTCTATATCTTTAAATATTATAATATACCAAAATATAAACGTGCTACCTAATATCAGCATTGCTAATATCGGAGTAATGATCTTATTTAATAATGGAGCCTTATCACTTGTTGCAATGTCAATCTCACGTTTACGAGCCGAATCCATCTCTTTCATTTGGATTTCAAATTGCTTTGTAAACTCCTGTTCCATTACTTGAATATGCTTATTAGTTGCATCTAATATAGCCTGTTCTGCTTTGAGTTTATCTGCAGGAGATAAATGAAATTCACTTATAACTCCTTTAACTGAATCAACTATCTTAGAAGCACCTCCTGAGAATAGTCCTGTTAATACTTTTGGTAATGGCATTAAACTATTATTAAAGTTTGGTTTCTGTTATTGTTTTTATTGTATGATATATGCACCCAAGCATAGTCATATTCATTTATTAATTGGTCAAAGATAAGATTATTTTTTGCCCATTCGTAAATTAATTTATTTTCTGCTTTAGTTCCGGTACTTATATCCATCGCTTTGCCTTGAACGTGTTGAGATGTTGCACTACCTTTAACTGCCTTATTTAAAGCATCGCATCTATAAAATGAATTAACCTTAATTGGCTTACCATACCAATTTCTAATAGGCTCAAAACATCGCTCAGCAACTAACTTCATATTTACTAATACATCTTCATTAGGTGTATTGTCTATTCCTAATCTTAAAGCGGTTGGACTTAATGTAGCTTCCTCTATTGATATATGTTTACTTATCCTCATCTTTCAATTCAGGTTTCTCAGGTATAATGGCCAATGATTTTAATCCTGTTTTATATTCAATTTCTTTTAATCTATATTCAATTAATTCATGTGATTTTAAATGAACCATAAAAGATGTTTTTAAGTCGTACCACATAGATGCTAAAACTAAAGCACCAATAACTACTTTGTAAACTTCAGGGATGTTTAATTTCATTTTATCCATCGATTAAGGCGCATAATAATTCAACATAAAACTCTTGCTCAGCAATAGGTGTATATGATTCACTTGCTAAAGTAATGTAACCATAAATATTATTAGCTTCTGTTTTAACGAATAAAGGAGAATTAGAAATCGAATAAGCACAATTACTACCATTTGATAAACTAACACTAATAGAGCCTATTAAATTAGCTTTATTAGCATATAGAATACTATCTGCTTGGTTGTCTGCAATAGCAGTTTGCTCAGCATCTAATAAGTTTAAATAGCAATCAAATACACCTGTATTATTAGTTACTATTTTTGCACTTTCAATCTTCAATGATTGACCACTTGTAATGTTAACTCCATCGCTTGTAAACTCAATTAATGAAGCAGGCGAAGTGCCTATAACATCTCCTGTTGCATATTGTATAGTATTATTAGGTCTTGTAAAGCTACCTATTAGCTTAATGTATTTAGTAGTTTGAGCCATTATATTTCGTATTTAGTTAATTCATTATCTACCCAATTAATTATATCAGTATCATTCCAATCCGATACATAAGTAAAACCTGTAAAGTTAATACCGAATGAAGCAGTATCTGTTACTAATAGAATATCAGCATTGCATTCTTTTACTTGTATTGAATCATGTACAGTTAATACCGTAACTGTTGGATTAATTATTTCTAAATTGAATTGTGGAAATCTATAAGTTGACATATTAAGTTAAATTTGTTCCTGTTACTGTAAATACTCGATTAAATAATGATTTTATACCTGATGTTTTACCAGTTGTAAATATATGTAATGTAGTTGAATTGATTAAATAAAAAGCATTAGCAGTTGCATTGGCATCGGTTGTTGAACTCCAAAAATCACCAACTAAACTAAATGGCGCATAGTTAATTTTATTTGCAGGTGTATTTCCCCAATTAATTAAACTTGCATATTCCATTATATTGGATAATTTCCAACCACTTGTATAAGTACCTATTGTAAAACTTAAAGCATTATCAATAGCTTGATTCCAAGTATAAGTACCTGATGTAGGTCTTGCTAATCGATACCATCCTAAAACAGTTGAACCATCATAAGTTGACCAATCAATTACAATATTATTTGTATAAGTTGTACCCCCTAATTCATCGGTAAATCTATTAGTATTACCAAATGGATTATTGGCTGATAGTACAGTAAATGAAGTTGCTCTACCTGTTCCTAAATTTGGGTCATCGCCTGTTCTATAAGATGTTGTTTGTCCTGTCTTTATTAACTTTGCAGTTGTTAATGGAGTAGATGCAGGCGGAGTAGCTTTTATATAAATCTCATTCATTTTATAATCGTGTTGCGTTTAATACCACTACTGAAGCAGTTGATGCAGTTATTGTTATTTTAGAACCTGATGCTATTGTATTGCCTAATGTATAAGCCACATTGTCATCTTGAATAGTTATTGTAGGCGAATTTAAAACATTTGTAATTGAATCAATAGTTAAATTATATCTATTGTAAAAATTAACTGTTTGAGCATCTACTAATTCAACTGTTATTTTAGGTTTCTTTATAATCGCATCGCCACACGTTAAATTATTAGTTGACAAATCAACTGCACCTGTAGCACCTGTATAAGGTACTAATCCACTTGAAAGACTTGTAAATGTTTTATTTTTCCATAACGATGTAGCATTCTCATAAGTTAAAACATCATTATTAGCAGGAGCATTGATAAACACATTATGTAACTCATCCAACTCCCAACCGTTCATTATCTTTACATAAATTTTACCATTATTTTGGTGAGCATATTCAACATAACCTAAAACTACTATATGACCTGTTGAGCCATTAGGCTTTACTTTAGTTATTGCTCCAGGTGTTGTTGGACTTAAATATAATACATCACCATCATTCCATGATTCACCTTGTAATGAACCTGTAGTATTTATATTTTCAAGCTGACCAACACAAATAATAAAACCCTCTTGATTAGTTGTAATAGTTTCTGTAACTATTCCTAATGTATCGGCTGAGTTATTATCGTTATTTGCTTGTGCTAAATTAACCGCTAATCGTTGACCTTGCGCTCCTGTTACTTTAACTACTTGATATGCTGCTTTAGTTAGTGTTGTGTTTGGTGTAACTTTATTTACTACCCTTGCAACTAAATCAACTCCATTCTTTAAAACAACACTACCACCTTTTAAAGTAGTTTCTGTTGAACCTAATGTATTATTCCATCTTGTTATAGCAACACCTGCAGTTCCTGTTGGACTTTGATCTAATTCCATTTGTCCAACCTTTATTTGATATTCCCCTAAATTTACATTTCCAGTTGCACCTGTATAAGGAACTCCACTACCTCCACCACTTGCAGCAGGTAAAAAAGATAAAGCACTTAATTGAGTTGTACCATCGCCTAACTTGAATTGTCCTGTTGTAGCATGATATGCAGGCTCACCTGCTTTTAATATCATTGTTGCATTGGCTGTAAACCATGCACTATCTTTAGGGTCGTATCTTAATTCTACTACTGCCATTTATAAAGTTTGTATAATTGTTGTTGGAGGTGGATCAATTAATGTTTGTATAATTTGTTGCAATACTTCAACTGTATAAGTCGAGTTAGGATTCAATGTCGCTATTACATTTCCGTTTTGGTCTAATATCTTAACTACTCCTGCATTCAATCCACTATTCGGAGTTTCACAGGTTGACATATCAAAGAATTGCTCAACTGAAACAGTCATTTGCCATCCGGTAACATCATCGTCATAAACTCCAATACCATGCTGAAATGAACTTGTAATGTTTACAGTTGCATCGTAATAATCCTCAAGGTCTGATTTTATTTGTGCGAAGATATCTAAAGCAATAGACATCATATCGCTTAATACTTCTGTCTGATTTAATTTGTCTTGGTGAACATGGTCCACAAATTCAAACATAAAACTAAATGTATGGATATTACCATTTAGCGTTGATGGTTGCAATCTAACACCAAACAAAGGATAAGTTATTTCAAAGTCAGCACCCCATTCAGCACTTTCATCAAAGATAAAAGTTCCGTTACTTAGTTGAGCGTGGTTTGTTTTTTTGTCCTCGAACAGTTTTACTATCTGATTTAATGTTAGCATTTAGCTTTTCGTATTGTTGTAAAAGTTTAATATTCTTTTTATGCACTCCCATATTAATAATTACCTATAATTATATTGCAATCATCTTCATCGCTTCTTAAATCACCTACAAATATACCACCTGTATAATTGTTTCTATTCGGTCTAATTTCATCGTATTGAGCATTCGCAGTATATAATGGATAAGTACTTGAATTATGTCTTAAAAACCTTGTTGCCCTTTCGGCTAACTCTTCTGCTTTATTCTTTGCTCTATCCATTAAGAATTGTATCTCAGTCAAATCAGCAGCAGATGAATTTTCACTATTCTTAATCATAACTCCTTTATTCATCATTCTATACTTCATCTCAGGAATTAACTCACATTTCACATAATACATTAAGCAAGGCACTATATAATTATCTAATAGAGTTACATTAGCTGCTGAAACAGTATTACTACCTACTTGAGATATAATTTGATTATATAGTTGAGTGCCTAATATAGGCAATATATAGAACGTTTGAGCCTCTTGAATTACAGGAGTTACAATCTTTACATCAACGTTATTATTGATGGTTGTATATTCCTTTAAATAGTTTTCTGATATAATTAAATTACTCATTATTTCTTTCTTGCTTTAATTACTGATTTCCAAATGTGCCTGCAATATGCAGTTGTTTCGCCATTGTCAGGATTAGTATAATAACCACCTCTATAACTCCAGGCATCGGTATTATCTTCCATGTCATTAGATAATTTATCTATTGCTTCTCTTGTCCATCTTTTACCATTGTTTGATGCTCTTAATAGTTTCTCGCAAAATGGCCTGCTACCTGATATTGTTCTTGGCACATCGTCTCTAACTATATACTTGTAAACTGTGTAAATTTCAGTTTTAACAGGCTTTATTGTACGTTCAATAGCTTTCGGTGTTGGCATTATTGTACCCTCTAAAGCATCTAATAAGCCTAATATCTTCATTGATTCAATCGCTGCTATAACTACAGTCAAATCTAATGCTAATTGTTTTGCTATCTCTTCAGGAGTTATGTATGGATTTCCTGAAGTCATATCTATAATTGCATTCTCTAACTTTGTAGGGTCTTCATAAGGATTAGCAAATTGATGTCTAAAGAATTTATTTTCTTTCTCTAATGCTTCAAATCCATTCTTTACTTCAAACTCTGCTAATATTTCATCTTCAGGATTATCGTCAATAGCACATTCAATAAACAAATCAGCCATTTTATCTGCATTATGTTTAGCGAATGCACTTTCAGGAGCTTTAAATAGCAACTCAATATCTTCATCCTTTAAGCCATAACTATTCTTAATTAGCATCTTAGCAGCATCCTTAGATGTTTTGCCTTTGGTAACCTCTCTAACTAATCGCTTAATATGAATCCATTGCTTAGCAGTTATATTCTTTAAATGCTCATTAACTCCCTCCATTTCCAAACTATCCTTAGCAACTTCAACTTCTGAACTTTCAGCAATATCTATTCCTAATTGTTTTGCATAATGTTTCTTTAATGTTTCAGCATCAAATAAAGTAGTCAATAAATTAGTATCGTATGGTAAATCCAATGATGCAGGAGCCTTCTGTTTTACTTCTAACTTGGATAAATCAACTCCATTAACTTCGCCTATCATTTGAATAATCTCAATGTGTATCGCTTGTCTATGTTCAATGTATGATTTTACCCATCTATCGTATTTCTGTAAGTAAACAGTATTATCTCCTACAATCATTGTATCGCTGAATATACCAGCTAATGCAGGGTCAACTCGATGTCCTGTTAAAATATTTTGTTGTAATCGCTTAGATAATATCTCAAATTGTTTATCTAAATCAGAAGCAGTTAATGAAGTTATTTTAGCTTCTTGTCCACCTTGATTAACAAAGTTAAATATAATCTTTCCGGCATTACTTGTACCTGTAAATCTATTCTCAAATAATCTGCTATATTTCTTTTTTTCGGCTTCTGTAGGCTCACCATTAAATAATGAAAGCATTGCAGATGCGCTAAATCCTTGTTTAGTATTTGAGTAATGAAAGTTAGTAATCTCAATATCTGTTTCGATATCTTGGCAACATTGTAAATAATTTGGCTCAGGATATATGTCTCCATACTCCATTGCAGTTAATGTAGGTAACTTGTAATATAATACTTGTGTGCCTGTTCTTACTTGCGGATTAAATATAGGATACTCTTGAAATGAATCATGTCTTTCAGGATTTATATTCCTTGTCCCATCGTCATTAATCCATTTATCACAATAGTAAACTGTTTTACCATCCGGACTTAATCTTAACTTAGCAAACTCCATCGCATACACTTCGCACTTACCATTGAAGTTGTAAATCACTTGTAATGCTACTCCATCAAATAATTCAAATGGTGTTGTGTTCTTTCTAAAGATACTATTCCAATCCTCGAATCTATTTGCCTTACTTAAAAAATTATCGTATTGAATTTGCTCAGCTAATGTTAATTCGTCTTTGTCATAACATAATCCCTTACCATAAATATGCTCGGTCTTAGTTTTTATAATCGCACCATGATAAGCATTACGCTTATATAATTCTAATAGGTAAGATGGATAATTGTTTTGTTGTCCCCAATATAAATATGGCTTATTAGATTTCACTGCCACAACTGGCATTGTGTTATTCTCAAATTCTATTTTAAGTAGATTTCCTACTATTTCACTATTGGCCATACGTTACAATCGATGTTCTAATGTCTTTATAATAATAATTAACTGTTACAGGAGCAGACCAATAAGCCTTACCTGTTTCAACTAATCCTGTTAATGTTCTTAAATCTGTTGTGTTTATTGTATTATAGTTGAATGTAGTCGCATCAACTATTTGATAAATATAATAATGATAGAAACCATAATCGTCAAACTGAACCTCAGCTAATAATGGATTAGGTGTTGTTGTAGTTAGTGTTAAATCAAACTGATTATATCTATCTGTATTAGGACTTATATCTGTTGAAGTACATGCGAATTTTTTACCTGTATTATCGTTAACAAATACAAAAACAAATTGAGGATTAGCTATTGTAACTTTCTCCGTTAGTGTAACTGTTATTGTATTTCCGCCTGTTATTAGATATATCACTATATTAAATTACAATTTTTTGAAAGTTTTTAAAATAAAAAAGACTAACCTTACAGGGTTAGTCTGATTATATATAGAGCAAAAATTTATTAAGCAGGAGTAGTCAAATTAGCTATTAATGTACTTGGTACTTCATTTGCTAATACTCTCTCTTCACCTGCAAAGGCTAAAACATAACCTGATTGTTCGTTTCCTGCAACACCTGATGGAGCAGTTGATGCAACCATTCTCATTCCAAACTCTTGACCTAACAAACGATATTTACCATTTCTATCTTTAACGATAAATAATAAATCTTGTTGTGCTAATAACATTACTTGTTGAGCAACCGATGCTTGCTTTTTAGGAATGTAAAAATTCAAGTTTGGAACTATTGATAATGTACCTGTTTTTGCATCAGGATTGATATTTTCTACTTCAGAACCAACACCCATCTCTAATTCATAAGTCCAGAATTTTTTACCTGTAGTTAAGAATGAAGTTGTATTGGTTATAATACCTGAAGCCGATGTAATTGTACCTTGAGTGTAATTACTAAACTCAGTTACATATACTGTAGTAAGACCGGGAGCAGCATCTCTACATGCTTTGGTTATACCGC